CTACTAGAGCAGAACAAACTAGAGGTGTTTCTTTGGTTGCTACAGCAATGGCTAATGTGAAAATGCTTAATGGTTATTTAGAAGCTGAAATAGTTGCAGCTAGAGTTGGTGCATCTAAAATGGGTTTCTTTACTTCACCTGATGGTGATGGTTATGTTGGTGATGGTGAGTATGAAGACACCTTTAACCCAACAATGAACGCACAGGCTGGTGTATTTGAACAATTACCTGCTGGAATGAACTTTACTACATTTGACCCAACTCATCCTAATTCAGCATTTGAATCATTTACAACAAGTGTATTAAGAAGTATCGCATCAGGTTTAAATATTTCTTATCACTCGCTATCAAATGACCTTACATCAGTCAACTATTCAAGTATCAGGCAAGGTGCTTTAGAAGATAGAAGTATGTACCAAATATATCAACAATTTGTAATTGAGCATTTTGTAAACCCAGTATTCCAATCATGGTTAGAGATGTCTATATCAACAGGATATATCAATCTACCAATGGGTAAATATGAAAAATTTGCTAGGTCAATTAATTACATACCTAGAAGTTTTGCTTGGATTGACCCATTAAAAGAAATGCAAGCTAATGTAATTGGTTTACAAAATGGAACACTTACTTATTCTGATATTTCTGCTTCTTATGGAAGAGATACAGAAGAATTATTTGAACAGCATCAAAAAGAAATAGAACTAGCCAAACAATATGATATTGAACTAGCCTATCAACCATTTGGTCAGAAACTACCTGTAGAAGCAAAGATACAGGGTGGAGATGAAGAAGAAGATGCCTAGACCTAATGATGGTATGAAGTCTGAAGCTCAAAAAGGCTTAGACTGGCGTGAAGAATTTGGTCGTGGCGGTACTAGAGTTGGAGCTGTAAGAGCAAGACAAATAGTAGCTGGTGAAAACCTATCTGATGATACTGTAAAAAGAATGTATAGCTTCTTTTCAAGACATGAAGTAGATAAGCAAGCTGAAGGATTTAGTGCTGGTGAAGAGGGTTATCCTTCTAATGGAAGAATAGCTTGGGCATTATGGGGTGGAGATGCTGGATTTAGCTGGTCAAAAAGATTAGTAGAACAAATGAAAAAAGAGGAAGATAGAGCTATGCCTGATGCACTTAAAATTGGTGATTTTGTTAGCTGGAATAGTGCTGGCGGTAGAGCTAGAGGTAAAATAATTAAGATAGAAAGAGATGGGAAAATTAACATTCCTAATAGTGAATTAACTATTACTGGAACTGAAGATGACCCTGCTGCATTAATACAAGTTTATAGAAGTGGTGAACCTACTGACATTGAAGTAGGACATAAATTCAGCACTCTAACAAAGATTAATCCCATTAGGGATTTAAACGATTTCAATTCTAACGAATTGGAAGAACATCCTTTATTAACAAATGAAAGGGAGAAATCTATGAATAAAGAAGATAGACATATCCTTAATGTGAGTGAAACTGATGATAAAGTTATCGTTGAATTTGCAAAGCATGAGGATGTAGAACATGAAGGTGAAGAAGTAGAAATGACTGATGAAGTATCTATGATTCATGAAGATGAGGAAAGAAAAGTAATTGATATGCCTATGAAATATAGAACTATTGATTTATCAAAACATTCTTATCTTGATGAAGAAAAAAGGGTAGTTCGCGTAGGTGTTTCTTCTGAAGAACCTGTAGAACGTAGTTTTGGGATGGAAGTCCTAGGACATTCTGCTGATGATATAAACATGGAGTTTATAAATTCAGGCAGAGCACCATTATTGCTTGACCATGATATGACTAAGCAAATTGGTGTAATTGAAGAATTCAAATTAGATGAGACAGCAAAAAGGACAACTGCTGTAGTTAGATTTGGTAAATCTGCTTTAGCTCGTGAAGTATTTGAAGATGTGGCTGATGGTATACGAATGAACATTTCAGTTGGCTACAGAATTGATAAGTTGGAACGATATGAAAACAATGGTGAGACTTACTATAAAGCTCAATGGACTCCTATGGAAGTTTCTTCTGTAAGTGTTCCTGCTGACCAGTCAAGGCTCGTTGGAGTTGGTCGTTCTAAAGATAAACAACACAAAAACATTGAGGTAAAACTAATGGAAAACGAAAAGAAACAAGATATTAATCTTGACGAAGTTAGAACTCAGACTATTGATGAAGCAAAAGCCGAATTTAAAAGAAACTCAAAAGAGATTATAGATTTAGCTGCTAGACACAATAAAAGAGATTTAGCTGATAAAGCAATTAGTGATGGTATTTCAGTTGAAGAATTTAGAGGCGTATTATTAGAAAATATTTCTAATAACACTCCTTTAGAAACTCCTTCAGAAATTGGCATGACTAAAGAAGAAGTCAGAGACTTTAGCCTAGTAAAAGCAATTAGAGCCATGGCTAATCCTGCTGATAGAAAAGCCCAAGAAGACGCAGCTTTTGAATTTGAATGTTCAAGAGAAGCAGCTAGACAATATGGTAAAGATGCTCAAGGCATCATGTTGCCTTCTGATGTTCTAGGTAGATGGGGTAAAAGAGACTTAAACACTGGAGATGATTCAACACTTGTTGCTGAAAATTATTTAGGTGGTAGTTTCATAGATGTATTAAGAAACTCATCATCAGTTTTAGCTGCTGGTGCGACAACTCTTAATAATTTGGTTGGGAACGTTGTAATTCCGAAGAAAACTGCTGCTGCTTCTGCTGGCTGGATTGCTACAGAGGGTGCTGCTGCTTCTGAATCTGAATTCACTTCAGGTTCTGTCACTATGACCCCTCGTGTGGTTGGAGCGACTACAGATGCAACTCGACTACTTTTATCCCAGTCATCACTTGATATTGAGAACTTAATCAGAGATGACCTAACAAAATCAATCGCTACTGCAATTGACTTAGGTGCTTTAGCTGGTTCAGGTTCAAGTGGTCAACCTACAGGTATCAAAAATACTTCAGGTATTAACACTACAACTTTTGCTGCTGCAAACCCAACTTTCGCTGAGATAATCGCAATGGAAAGTGAGGTTGCAAACGACAATGGTTTAGTTGGTAACTTAGGTTATATTTGTAAACCTTCAGACTATGGAACATTAAAAACTACTTCTAAAGACAGTGGTAGTGGTATGTTTGTAGTTGAGCCTGATGGAAGAATGAATGGCTACAACGTTGTCAGAAGTAATCAAGTAACTGCTGGAGACTTCTATTTCGGTAATTTTGCTGATTTATTAGTTGGTTTCTACTCAGGTCTTGATATTACTGTAGACCCTTATAGCCTTTCTAATACAGGAAGCATAAGAATAGTTGCTTTACAAACTATGGACGTAGCAGTTAGACATGCAGTTTCATTCTGTGTATCTAATGATGGTGCATAATTAACCAATGCTTAAATGGAATGGGGGTAGCAATACCCCCAACTTAAATATGAAAAAATATAAAATCTTAAAAGATACAGTTGCAGGTGGACAAAGAGTTCATGCTGGCGATATAGTTGAATTACCTGAACATGAAGGTCATGCTTTATGTGGATATGGTAAAGCTGAAGTTCATACAGCTAAACCTAAAGCTGAAAAAGAAGATAGAAGCGTAGGTTTAAAAACTTCAAAAGTAAAAGCTCCCAAGACTAGAGCTAAAAAATAAATCATGCCTTTAGAGAGTGCATTAGATTTTAACGCCTATGTTGATACAACAACAGGTCATGGTGTTACTGCAACTTTCTTCGAAGCTCAATCAGTATTATGGGATGGTAGACAAGGATTAATTGATACTTGGTATGATATTGATTCAGGTGACTCTTATAGTATAAATATCATAATAGACCAAGAATATTTCAATATTGAAGGTGGCACTGTACCTGTTGCTGGTTATCAACCAAGAGCAATCATAAAAGCATCTGATGCACCTTATATTTCTCAAAACGATAGATTAATAGTTGATGCAATAACAACTGACCAAGGCAATGTACTTAAACCTGAAACTGATTTTTTAATTAAAGTAGTAGAGCCTGATAATACAGGTTTAGTTTCATTGGTCTTAGAGGAGCAATAATGTCTCAATTTAGATTAGAAACTGAATTAGATATGGCTGGATATTTAGATATTAATTTTGGTCATGGTGTTTCTGCTGTTTATACAAATAATGGCACTTCCACAACAATTAATGTAATTCTAAATAATGAATATGTAGAACAAGAAGAAGGTATTGGTGTAGAAGCATTGAAACCAATAGCCTATTGCAGAACTATAGATGTTCCAAATATTGCATTTGGAAATAGATTAGATGTATCTGCAATTAAAGATACAAATGGTAATATACTCAAAGCAGCACAAAACTATACTGTTGTTAATATACAAGCAGATAGAACAGGTTTTAG